TGTACAGGTGATTGACCTAGTAGAGTATGGTATGCCTACCACTAATCTCTTTGATGAAGAAGATGGTTATATCTTTGAAGCAGTAGCTAAGGATGATAACCAAGAGATGTTCAATGATGTGGATGATACCGCTAATGCTAAAAACGAAGGGGACTTTTGAGGCAAGGGTCATCGAAGACCTTAACGAGCGTGGCGTTTCATACCAGTACGAGCCAGACAAGATGGCCTACTATGTGGAACGTCACTACATCCCTGACTTAGCAGTCGGTAGTATGATAGTAGAACTCAAGGGTTATCTTAGACAGGATAGCCAACGCAAGATGAAGGCAATCAAGGCACAGTATCCTGACTTGGATATCCGCTTTGTATTTCAGAAGGCAAGCTCTACAATACAGGGTGCTAAGAAAAGAAAGGATGGGTCTAAGATGACTTGTGGTGAGTGGGCAGACCGACAAGGTTTTGTCTGGGCAGAGGGTACTATACCAGAGGAGTGGTTACAATGAGTGTCATTGACACCGTAGAAGAGATCGTATCTGAGATTGATTTACAGGCTGAGTTCAATAAGAATGGCTTAAGCTTCTCAGTGTATGTAGATGACTTGGAGTTTCACGAAGCAGTAGACTATGATGACATGGCATACATGATGTGCCATGATGCTGACAAGTACCCTGACCCTACCCTAGTTAGGATAGCTGATGGCTTACGCATGATGGCTACAATCATAGAGGAAGAACTGGATGCAAGAGGATAGTGAGTTCATTAGGCATGAAGCCTGTCCTCACTGTGGTAGTAGTGATGCCAATGCTTTATACAGCAACGGTAATCACTACTGCTTCTCCTGTCAGACACTAACCCCTGCTGAAGAAGAGGACTTATTTATGGAGCAGCCTACTAAATCCAATACCTCTTTTGTAGAGGTAGAACTGACACCTCTATCCAAGCGGAAGATTAACCTAAAGACAGTACAATACTGGAACTATGGTGTAGCTTCCTTCAAAGGGCAGCGAGTTCAAGTAGCTAACTACTATGACAAACACCGTAAGCTTGTAGGACAGAAGCTACGGTTTCCCAACAAGGACTTTGTGGTGTTGGGTGATATCAAGAAGGCTGGCCTGTATGGTGAGCATCTCTGCCGTGATGGTGGTAAGATGATTACTATCGTAGAGGGGGAGCTTGATGCTCTATCCCTGAGCCAAGCCTTCAACAACAAGTGGGATGTAGTATCTATCCCACAGGGAGTAGACTCAGCTAAGAAAGCTATTGCTAAGTCTATTGAATGGCTGTCCAAGTACGACAGTATTGTTCTTATGTTTGACAACGATGACGTTGGACAGAAGGCAGCATTAGACTGTGCCACTATCCTTCCACCTAACAAGGCTAAGATCGCCAAGCTTCCACTCAAGGATGCTAGTGATATGCTTCAGGCTGGACGGACAGAGGAACTAATCAATGCAGTGTGGGGTGCTAAGACATTCCGGCCTGATGGTATCGTATCAGGTACTGATCTGTGGGATGTGGTCACATCAGTAGATGACCGTGCCTCTATCCCATACCCATACAACGGACTCAATGAGAAGGTGGGTGGTTGTCGTAAGGGCGAGATCGTCACACTGACAGCAGGTAGTGGTATCGGTAAGTCTCAACTAGCACGTGAGTTAGCACACAGTCTCATCAAACAGGGTGAGACAGTAGGCTACATTGCACTAGAAGAGAACGTAAAGCGTACTGCCTTAGGTCTCATGTCTATTGAGATGAACAGGCTGCTGCACCTACAGAGTAACGAGGATGTTACAACTGAGGAGATGAGGGAAGCCTTTGATGCTACCGTTGGGTCAGGAAGGGTATACTTGTATGACCACTGGGGTAGCACCGACAGCGACAACCTACTATCCAAGATACGTTATCTTGTACGTGGTTGTGGTTGTGACTTCATTGTCCTAGACCACATCAGTATCGTGGTGTCAGGACTAGAGGGTGGTGATGAGAGGCGTATCATTGACAACACCATGACTAAGCTGCGAGGTTTAGTTGAGGAGTTGAACTGTGGTATGATCCTGATCTCACACCTCAAGCGTCCGTCAGGTGACAGGGGACATGAGGATGGCGCACAGACATCACTCGCCCAGCTACGTGGTAGTGCTGCTATTGGTCAGCTATCTGATATCGTTATTGGATTGGAACGCAACCAGCAGGACAAGGACAACTCTAACATCAGTGATGTCAGGGTCTTGAAGAACAGATGGTCAGGAGATACAGGCATAGCCTGTCACTTGGCATACTCAGTAGATACAGGAAGGATGACTGAGACTTACTGGGAAGATGAAGATGAGGAAGAGATAGAATTTTAACTAGTGCGGAGACACAGTATGAAATACATATGGGATATAGAAGCAGACAACTTACTTGATGATGTAACTCAGGTATGGTGTCATGTCTTCAGAGATGTTGACACTGATGAGGTACACACCTTTGACCCAACACAGACGCAGGATGCCTTAGCCTTTATGGATAAAGCAGAGACACTCATTGGTCATAATGTTAGTGACTATGACCTGCGTGTGATAAAGAAACTACATGGCTACACCTACAAGGGTAAGGTCATTGATACGTTGGTATACTCTAGAACAGTATGGCCTGATGTAAAAGAGATTGACTTCAAGTTAAACAAGAGGGGTAACTTCCCTCAGAAACTAATAGGCAGTCATTCACTTAAGGCATGGGGCATTAGACTAGGAGAATTAAAAGGTGATTACAATAGTGGCAGCGAGAGCTTTGCAGCATACACCCCTGAGATGCTCGACTACTGCATCCAAGACACAGTGGTTACGAGCAAATTGTATCGTAAAATTCTGGACAAAAATTTTAGTCAAGAAGCATTAGACTTAGAAACTGAAATCCATACTCTACTACTACAACAGCAGGAGTATGGCTTTGACTTCAATGTACAAGAAGCACAGGCTCTTTACAGTAGACTAGCACAGCGTAGGTCTGACATTGAGAATGAGTTAGTCAGTACCTTTGAGCCTACTATCATTGAGCTTAAGACAAAGACTAAGACTATCCCATTCAACCCTGCATCACGACAGCAGATTGCTGACCGACTGATGAAGCGTGGTTGGAAACCTAAGGCGTTCACTGATAGTGGTGAGCCTAAGGTAGACGAGACAGTACTAGCCGGTATTGATATGCCAGAGGCCAAGCTACTCAACGAGTACCTACTCCTCAATAAACGCATAGGCCAGCTAGCTACAGGTAAGCAAGCATGGCTGAAGATGGAGAAGGGTGGAAAGATTCATGGACGTGTCAACCATATGGGTGCTGTTACCTCTCGTTGTACTCATTCCAATCCTAACACAGCGCAGATACCAAGCGTGGGTGCGCCGTATGGCAAGGAGTGTAGAGAACTATTCATCGCTCCTAGCGGGTATAGTCTACTTGGTGCTGATGCTTCTGGTCTTGAGTTACGCTGCCTCGCTCATTATATGGCTGCTTATGACGATGGAGCATACGCTGATGTGGTACTGAATGGTGACATTCATACTGCTAACCAACAGGCTGCTGGCCTTGAGTCACGTAACCAAGCCAAGACATTCATCTATGGATTTCTGTATGGCAGTGGTGATGAGAAGACAGGCAAGATCATAGGCAAGGGTGCGAAGGAAGGCAAGGCAATCAAGAAGAAGTTCCTTGCTAAACTACCAGCCCTTAAGCAATTGAGGACAGCCGTGTCTGAGAAGGCAGGGTATGGTCATATCAAGGGATTGGATGGACGTATCATTCCTATCCGACATCCTCATGCGGCACTGAACACTCTACTACAGAGTGCTGGTGCTATAATCTGTAAGACATGGTACGTGTTTATCTCACGTGCTATCAAGCAATCCAAGTTGGACGCACAGATTGTAGCGTTCATCCATGATGAAGTTCAAGTAGTAGTAAAGAAGGGACAGGAAGATGAAGCAGGGCGAGTTATTCTTAAGTGTATGCGGGACGTTGAAAGACACTTCAAGTTCAGATGTAGACTTGACAGCGAGTACAAGTACGGAAGCAACTGGGCAGACACCCACTAAGGTTTGTCGTGACTGTTCAGTAGAACTAGATGATAGTAACTGGGCTACATATTTTAAAG